GGCGGGGGTGTGTCCTATCCGACGAAGATAACGACACCCTCAGTGTGCAAAACGCCCCTCTTGAGGGCGGTATAAACACCCCTCTTGAGGGTGGCATAAACTCCCCTCTTGAGAGGGGTTGGGGGTGTGTCATAGACGAAGACCCCGACGACGACCTCTACATCAAACTCTACGACCGCCTTCAAACGGCCAAACCCAATAAAAACGCATCATAAACCCCTTAAAACAACCCAACACCAATGCAAACCGCAGACAAACAGCGCATCGTCGATGCCCTCCAACGCCTCAAAGCCGCAGGCCGCAGCCAGCGCCACATCGCCACCCTGGCAGGCATCAGCCCCGCCAACATCACCCTAATGCTCCAAGGCCGGTGGGGGGAAACCATCAGCGACGAGCTATGGCGCAAGGTGCAGGCCGAGCTGCGCCTCACCGACGCGCAGTGGAACACCGTCGATATATGGAACTACAAAAAAACCTACTCTATATGCCAGGTGGCGCAAAGGATGCGCACCGCCCGCATCATTACCTACGACGCAGGCTTTGGCAAATCGCACGCCCTACTGGCCTACGCTGCCGAAGCCCCCAACGTGGTCTATCTACAGTGCGAGCGCCACTACACCCGCCGCGTGCTGCTGTCCAAATTTGCCCGCGCCCTCGGTATGCCCCACCTCAGCGGCTCGGTGGCCGAACAAATAGACGACATCACCGCCCGCCTCAAGTCGCTGCAAACCCCTTTGGTCATCTGGGACGAGTTCGACAAAGTCATCGACAAGTCGGGCGTGTTCGACCTGTTCAAAACCTTCTACGACGCCACCCTTGGCCACGCGGCCTTTGTGCTATGCGGCACCCCCGCCCTGCAAGAGTACCTACTGCGCCGCGTGCGTGCCAATAAAATAGGCTACGTAGAGCTCTACTCGCGCTGCGGGCGCACCTTCAACACCCTGCGCCCCCTATCTGCCGACGACATCAGCCGCCTATGCCGCGCCAACGGCCTGACCGACCCCGAGGCCATCCAACACATACGCCTGCGCATAGGCAAAGACGGCGACCTGCGCCAGCTCCGCGCCCTCGTCGAAGAAGCACAACTCAAAATGACCATACAGTAGCAATGTCAAACTCCCCTCTTGAGAGGGGTTGGGGGTGTGTACTACACGAAGACCCCTATACATCAAAATCAACAGTGCTTATACAAAAAATTCTAAATTATGAACTACACCCAAGCCTTAGAAATCGCCCAATACTGGCATCAGTACCCCTTCGAGGGGCGGGTAAAAACCAACCAAACCCGCCACGCCGAAGCGATGCTGGCGGCCCTTACAGACTACCAGCTGGGGCAAATGCTCCAGATAGAAGCCCAAGTACGAAGCACCACCAACCGCCCCCGCCGCCTCGCCTTGCGCGCCCACCAAGCGCAGCTGCTGCGCAAGTGGCGCATACCCCGCCGCCGTGTGGGCCTATCTCAAAAACATTGTCGGCCTCAAGCTGCCGCCCAACGCCGCCAACCTCAACGACCTCGACACCCAAACCCTGCGCCAAGCCAACGCCAAACTCGACGCCATAGAGCGCAAACTAAGGCAGCCAAGGCGCGGGGGTGTGTAATAATCAATCACCCAAAAACCCAAACTCCCCTCTTGAGAGGGGCGGGGGTGTGTCATAGGCGAAAACACCTTTTAAACAGCATTTTATCAACCCTTAAACCCTTATAGATTATGTTAGAACAACCCAAAAACAAACCCGCCAAACTATTCAAATGGCTGGTAGGCAGCTCCGACGCCGAAAAGCAAGCCCTCAATGACTTGGCTAAAGCCGAAAGCAACGAAAGCCTTGCCGACCAACTGCTGCAAGTATCGCAGCAAATCAAACAGCTACAGCAGGCCAAAGAAACCCTGCAACAAGCCCTGCTCGAAAGGCTCGAATGGAAAAAAGGCACGCGCCAAGTCAACACCCTACACCTGGGCAAGTTCACCGTGAAGCGCACGCCTTCTTACCGCCTCACAATGCCTTATGGGTTCGACATAGAAGCATTTGCCGAAAGGCAGCCCAACTATGTAAAGCTATCGGTCAACCGCGACAAAGTAGCCAAACACATCATAGAAACCGGCGACGCCCTTGGCCTCGACGGCGAAGGATTCAGCACAGGCATCGCCTATGCCGTTTCGGTGGCTTTGCAGTCCTAACAACCCCAACCTACCCGGCTTTCGGCAAAGCCCCAAGGCCGGGTTTTTTCCAAAAAAGAAAACAAAAAGCAATGTTCAGGAAAGACGTAATCGAAATAGTAGCCTACTTGCTACAGCGCACCCACACCACCCACGCCCAGCTCGAAGCCCTGCTGGCGTGCAGCCTGCCCGACGGGCTACACAGCGCCACCGACGACCAACTGATGCAGGCATACGCCCACTTGCTGGCGCTCGGCAACACAATGCAAGCCCAACGCCGCCGCATTTTCGCCAAGATGCGCAGCATTTGCGGCATACCCGCCCATCAGCACCTCGACCCCGCCGCCGTGTGGGCCTATCTCAAAAACATTGTCGGCCTCAAGCTGCCGCCCAACGCCGCCAACCTCAACGACCTCGACACCCAAACCCTGCGCCAAGCCAACGCCAAACTCGATGCCATAGAGCGCAAATTAAGGCAGCCAAGGCGCGGCGGGGGTATGTAACAATGAACCACTCAAAACCCAAACTCCCATAATCAATGAAAGTAAAAGTCGAAATACCCCAAGCCGATATGCACCTCCTGTCAGAGCTGCTCGGCCTCACCGTCGTAGCCCCCATCAACCTGGCAAACGACAAACGCAACCTACAGTCTTTCGTCATTTGGCGCACCGTGCAGCACGTATTTATGCGCCATTTCAACCGCAAGATATTCGACCAAGGCCAATACGCCATCGCCCTCGAACCCGAGCAGGCCGCCGCCTTGTACCTCTATTTAGACCAACAAATCAAGCGAGGCAGCTACGACCTCGCCGTCGTCGATTTATTCGGGCAGTTAGACCAAGCCCTCACCAACCTTCCCACTTACACCGAAAACCACCCCCAAAACAATGCCTAACATAGAAAACCAGCTCCTCAGCCTCATCCAAGAGGCCGTGCCCCTGCGCTACTTCATTATTTTGGTCGATTGCAAAGGCGTTTACCAAGCCTACTATGCCGACGAGCTACCCGCGCAGCTCGGTGGCTTGGGCTATGTCATCGACTTTGCCGCCCACACCTGGGCAGTATTCAGCCAAGGCAACATCACCCCGTTCAAACCCATCAAAACAATCTGATACAATGACCAAACAACGTGTACTTTCGCTCAACACCCTGCGCCAAAAGCAGTTCAAAACCTTTGCCTTCGACGGCCAATGGCTCGAATGGTTTGGCGCTATCGAAACCAACACCAAGTTCCTGTTCTACGGCCCCTCAGGCTCGGGCAAGTCCACCTTTGTACTGCGCCTGTGCGACTACCTTGCCCGCTTTGGCAAAGTAGGCTACAACTCCTGGGAGGAGGGCATCAGCAAAACCTTCCAGCAGCGCGTCATCGCCCAAGGGGTAAAGCACTTAGACCGCATTTTCCTGTTAGACAAGTTCTCGGTCGATGAAATGCTTACCGACACCTTCAAGCGCAAGCGCTACCGCCACATCGTCATAGACTCTACCAACTTTATGAACCTCACCAAAGACCAGTATCAAGCCTTGGTCGACAAATACCCGGGCAAAGTATTCATTTTCATCGCCCAGGTCAACGGCAAAGGCAACGTAAAGGGCGGCACCGACCTACTCCACGCCGTCGATGTGAAGGTGAGGTGCATCAACGGGCGCGCCAAAATACAGTCGCGCTTCACAACCGAGAAAACCATCGAAATCTTCAACCCAGCCCACAGCACCCACCAAGGGCAAACCTTTACCATCGATTTCCAACAATGAAACTCATCCTACAACTATTTGCCATCGCAGGCGGCTTGCTTTACGGCATTGCCCTCCTCACCTTGGCGCTAAACAAAGCCAAACAATGGAAAAAAACCAAGAAAAAATAGTAGAAAACATCCTACTATTGGCCGCCCACGAAGACACCTGGGCGCTTGCCCTGATGCAAGCCTTTGCCCAGTTCGACAACCGCCCCACACGCAGCTTGGTAATGCTTATATTAAAAGCAGCCAATGAACTTGACATAAATGAAGAAACTTATTACAATAGGAAGTCTTTTAACCCATCTACTTGAGCAATGAAACAAATCGCTTTTTCATACAACTGGAACAACAAGCTCGACTGCCGCAGCTTCACCACCTTCCGCCTACACGCGGCCCACTACCGCGTAGGCGAGCCATACGAAATACTGCTCGACGGCCACCCCCACAGCACCGCCATCTGCGTAGGGCTAAAAACCCTCAAGCTGGAGCAGGTCAACGAGTTCATCGCCCGCCTCGACACCGGCTACTCGCGTGCCGAGTTCATCGCCCTGGTACAAAAAATGTACAAAAACGTAAGAAATTTAGAAGAACGCACCTTTTGCCTATTGTTGTTATGCAAAACCGAACCCGAAAATGCCTATTCAGAAGTTTGACATTCGCAGCTCCAAGCTGCCCGACCTCACCCTGCGCCTCTACTACTCCGAGCAAGGGCAGCTGCTCGGCTTCCGCCTCAGCCGACCCACCGACGAAGCCACCTTCAACCAGCTCGCCGTAGCCGTGCAATACAACTTGGCCGACTTGCTGCACCTCTACCGCAACAGCCGGCACCTCATCACCCGCGTGGTCGAAAACCTCACCTTCGACCACTTCTGGCTACGCTACAACTACAAGGTACACAAGCACCAGGCGCAAAAAATATGGGAAAAGCTCCGCGACGACGACCGCCAAGCCGCCTACGACAAAATACCCCTATACGACCGCGAACTGCGCCAAACCCACGCCGCCAAGCTGTTTCCAAAAACCTACCTCAACCAACGAAAATGGGAAGACTACCTCTAAAGTCTTCCCATCTTAGTTTAGAAACCCACCCACTTCAGAGCGCCATCAACTCCCCTCTTCAGAGGGGTTGGGGGTGTGTCGTATTCCACAAACAACCACCGCATAACCGCCCCTCTTGAGAGAGGTTGGGGGTGTGTCGTATTCCACAAACAACACCGCATAACCGCCCCTCTTGAGAGGGGTTGGGGGTGTGTCGTATTCCACAAACAACCTGTTTTTCCGTATATTTACACAATGAACACCCCCGCCGCCGACCCTAAAACAAGCCGGCAAAAGCGCATCGAAGCGCGCAACCGGCACATCCAAAAGCGCTTCTACCACCTCGTAGCCAAGCGCAAATACCGCATCGACTACCTACTACAGCGCCTCAGCCTCGAAACAGGCCTCCACCCCGAATACATCCGCCAAATCGTAAAACTCCCCTCTTGAGAGGGGTCGGGGGTGTGTCCTTCACAGCCGACCCAAGCAAACTCTGGGGGTGTGTTTCAAAACCCAAAATCACTGGCAAGCTTTTCTATCTTCTTCATCAGCGCCTTTTCCATACCCGCAAACTGGCGCTGTGGCATTCCCTTCAGCCCTTCGTTGTGGCGCTTGGCGTAGGGCACATTCGAGTAAATAACCACCCCGCGGCTATTGGTTTTATAGTCCAAGCTCCGCGAAAGCGTACCCTTGCCCACCAGCGTATGGCGGCTGGCATCGCGGGGCGAAAACCCTTTTCGGTAGCCCCTGCCGCGTTTGCGCCGTATGGGCCCGTCGGTTTTGCGTTTGGGCGCAGGCCAAGACTTGCCCTCCCAGTGGTCGTTGCCGTTGGTAAACTTATCTTGAAAATGGTTTACCGCTTCCACCCCGATCAGCCGGGGCAGTTGTGCAGCCTTTTGTTTGAACGCCTTGGCCAGTTGCAGCAATTGTTGTGGCGTTTTCATCAGCATAAAATATCAATTTAATAAACCCCCTTCTTGAGAGGGGTTGGGGGTGTGTTGTATTCTTGAGAACTATCCACTATCCACTTCGCCCTTGCTTATATCTTCGCCCTTATTTGTGTCCTCACAAACAAGTTTAATATTTTTACGTATATTTGCACAAGCGAACATCAAACTACTAAAGGGCAAGCGCCTGTTAGCGGTTTGACCGCTAGCCCCCCCATGTACGGGTCTCACAAGACCCCGAAAGGGGGCATTTTTATTTTATAAGCTTCGACAACCTTGCTTTAGCCTTGTATCTTACCTTCGCATCAGCATTGATAACTTGCTTACGTTCTATAGTAATAAAACGCCCTTCCCAAAGCACCATTACCCGCTCCATTTTTTCCTTGTTTTTGAAGGCTTGTCGCAAGCCTTCAAAAAGTAAATCAGCATCATAGGGTTTATATTCATCACTCAATGACACTACACATTCTGTAATGCGTTGGCTTCGCGCGCTATTGAACGCATTTACGAAAACCTTGAATTGGTTTTCGGTTTCATTGGTCTTCAAATCCGAAATCCTACCATTGATGGTTAGCTCAGGGTTTTTGCCGTCATTTTCCTTGTGTTGGCGTATTTCTACCTGCATTCCATAGCGCGCCAGTACTTTGGCCGCTATTAGGTTCTCGGCCAAGTCGGCCTTGTAGGCTTGTTTGTGCTGCACCACAAACCCCGACTTTTTCACATCTAAGTGAAAGTAGATAGGCTTATAGTTCTTATCTACGGCATACTTTGAAAAAGCCGCCACATTGCTGCGCATCGCAGAGGTAGTATAGCCAAAATACGGGTGTTCAAAGTCGAACGCCTTGCCGCTTTCGCCGGGGTTATGCCCCAAGCCGGGCGCAGGCTGCGGGATGCCTGCCGGCAAGCCGTCCGTAAGTGTGGCGCTTGCCGAGGACTGCCTTACCGTGCACCGGCAGTTGTAATCTATCGGCGGGAAATACCGCTGCCAAAAGTCATCGCGCAGCGGCTTCGTGATGCCATTGAGGCGGGCGTGGCTATCGCGCACATTGGCATCGCCTACGGTGCGCCAAGTAAGGTTAGGAAACAAATCTTCGCCCCTCACCAAGCGCTGCCATTGCACGGCTGCCTGCGCTGCCATCACAAAGGCCGTTTGTTCGGTTTCCAAGTGTTGGTTCATCGCCTGCATCACCTTTTTGGCCTCGGCTTGGCTCATCCCTTTGGTGCGTTCTACAAAAGTAGCGGCCTTGGCCAAGGCAAACTGGTAGGCATTTTCTCTAAATTTTTCGGTCAGGCTTTCGTTGGGCAAGCCCTGTTTAACCGGCGTATAAAAACGCTTTAAATACTGTTCAAACAGCGGATAAAAATCCTGTTCGCCCCATAGTTTCCCAAAGTCAAGGCGTAGCCTCAGGCGGTTGGGGCTTTTTTTTTTCAGCCCCTCCAGATAAGCAGCGTAGGCAACACTTGTCCCAGCTCCCCTCTTGAGAAGGGTTGGGGGTGTGTCCTTGTCGCCGTTGCTTGTGTCTGCGCCGTTGTTTGTGTCTGCTGGCAAGCCAGCTCCCCTCTTGAGAGGGGTTGGGGGTGTGTCCTTAGGGCTATGTGCCAACCCACTATCAGGCGACGGAGCAGCCTGTGGAGTGCGCGCTACAAAATACTCCCATTCAAAAACAGCCGCCTCGGGCAGCAAGCCCAATTTTTTCAGATGTGGCAACACCTTTTGGTTCATTTGTTCTTCCACATAGCGCATATCGGCTTCCACATACCAGTCCAAGATACGCTCCTGAACCTCGGCGCTGCCCACAAAGCTCTTAGTGTCCGAGGTGGCCGTTTGGCCTACCAAGCACTTCGATATTTGCTCGTCGCAAAACTTAATCATCCTATCATACAGTTCGTGCGGGCTGCCGTTGCTTTTGGTATCTATGGCTGTCAGGTCTTCGTCCGGGTCCAGTATCACATAGGCATTGCGCCCAAACTCGCTCAGTGCTTTGTGGCGCTCTTGCAGGGCTTTGGTTTCGGTGATGGGTGTTTTCAGGCTTAGGAACGGCATCCCAAACAGTTCGGAGTGCCTGCTCCAGTCCGACACCGAAAACCGCTTATAAATGGCATATTGCGCCGCATAGGTCAGCAGCCCAAAATCTTCATCAGGGTTTACAAACACCAGCAGGTTCTCATAAGCCGCCCAAGGCGTGCCGGTCGAGAAATTGCTCACCACCAAGCTTTCCGTTTCGGGCACCAAGAAAACCGACGGCACCACATAAAAGCTGCCATCATCGGCCACTTCCATAGCGCTTGCCCAGTAGAGCAGGCTGTCCAAGACCACCCGCACAGCTTTCTTAATCAAGCCCTTCGTTGGCTCGTTGGCTTCTATGCCCAAGCGCCAAGGTTCGGCCAGTGTGCCATTCAGGCGGGTTTGGCGTTGGGTTTTGATTTGCCCGTCGAAGCTAATTTGCCGAATCACCTCCCACAACGAATCCTTGCGGTAGTAAGGCCCCGACACCGAGGCATCGACAGCCGCCTTCCAGTCGGCTATGTGTTTGTCGGCTGCAAACACGCGCGGGCTGTAGGCGTATGGCTTGCAGATGGCTGTTTGCACCTGCTTCGCCACTTCGAGGCGCTCGATGGCAGCCCTTAGTTTTGCTTCTTGTTGGGTGGCGGCGCTTTTCCAAGGCCAAAGCCCACCCCAGTTATTTGTCCACTTCATTGTCATTATTAGTGTCTGCGGCGGGGTTCAGCCGAACCCCAACCAAATATTCCTTCCGTGTGCGCATCGGTAGCCTTTGCAGGCAGTTTAGGGTTGCGTTTGCCTTTTTCGCACTTGTCAAGCCAATCCAAGGCAGCCTCATAGCGCATCAGGCGTGTTTCGGGTGTTTGGTTGCTGCTCAGGCGGCTGTGCAGGTGGTAAAGCACCATATCGACCACCACCTGCAGCAGCTTCGCATTGCGGGCTGTGGCTGTGGTTGCCCATATAGCCTCCACATCATAACGGCTACTCAGGTAGCTGCCCGCCTCTTCCAAGGCAGCCTCTTCGGCCTTGGTCAGCAGCGTTGGGTCGCCGCCAAGCAGCTGCACCAAGTGCTCGGGCTTTATTTGCGTGTGCAAATCATTTTCTGTTATCCAAACCATAGCGCATTCATTATCAATTATTAATTATCCATTATCCCCGTTCGCTCGACCGCTTAAACAAGCCCATTAGCCAAGGCTTGGCGGTTTCGCCGCCGCGCAGGTATTTGGCAAACTGCTCTTTGAAGGCTTCGCAAATAAAATAGTCGTTCGCGTCCGAGGTGTGGCCATACAGTTCGAAGCTCACGCCGTTGGCCGTTTGGCGTTCTTTGTGCTTGGTGCCGTCGGCGGCTTCCTTCACGAAAGTATAATCGGCCACCGTGTTTTTGCAGCCTTCGTCTATACATAGGCTGATGTCGTAGAGGTTTTGCTCAAAAATCGCATTGATAAAATTACCCCGCATCACTACGGCAGGGGCTTTCACGGCTACGCGCATCGCAGGCTTGTAGTCTTTCAGTTCGTGGGCTATGATGGTATAGTCGTTATAGCCCTTTTCGCGGCGGGTGTCGGCGTGCCTGCCGCTTGGGTCGCCATACACAAACAGGCCGCTGCGGTGCGCCGGATACAAGCGCTTAAACTCCCTACACAGGGCCGCCGTGTTGTTGCGCGGGTTAGCCAAGCAAAGCTCACCGATTTGGCGGGCTTCTGTGCCTGCTATTTGCCACACACACACCGTTATGTAGGGGTTCACGTTAAAGTCGAAACTAATATGAAGCGGCAGGTCGGGGTCATATACCAAGCGCGCCAAGTGGCGGTTGCGGTCAAACCCCTTGTAAAACTCGCCACCACTGCGGGCAAACGGGCAGCCAAATATCAGCATATCGTGCAGGTGTGTAGGCAACAGCGCCATCCGGTCGGCTATGTAGTTGTCGGGCAGGTTGCGCTGGTTGTGGTAAGCCGAGCATATCACCACGAAGGTATTGGGCGAAGTAGCCCGTGCAAAAAACTCGGTTTCGCTAAATATCTTCGCATAAATCTCGCTTTCATAGTCATAGAGCTTGAAAAACTCCGTCAAGAAAGGCTGCTTGGCGGGCGAGGTAAACACAAACAGCTTGTTGGGGCTGTCTTGGTTTTGGCGCAAGCGCCCCAGTATCACCTCCGTGATGGCGGCTGGCGGCGTGTCTTTGGTTTCGTCCAACACCGCCCATCCTATCTCCAGCCCATCTATGGGCTTATAGTTGTCTAAGCTATAGTAGTGTATCACCGCGCCGTTGCAAAACGAAATAATACTGCGGTAGTTGTCGAAGTTGTGCCGCGAGGTGTCGAACGTATCGGGCGGAATAACCCCCACCGTATAATGCCCCTCGCCGGTATAGGGGTTATACTCTTGCCATCCGAAGCTTTTCCACACCTCGCGAATCCTGAACAGGGTTACCCCTGTCAGCTGGGCATAGGTGTTGGCGGCTATCAGCCCCTTGTACGGGGCAAAGGCTTGCACCATATAGGCGGACACCACGCCGCCCATAAAGGTTTTGCCACCGCCCTGCCCGGCCAAGAAAAGGTTAATCTTCAGGTTCTGCTCCATCAGTGCCAGCTGCGGGACCGAAAGCCCCGCCTTCAAAGCCTCGAAGTCAACCGCAGGCAGGGGCTTATGCCCCTTGGCCGGCTTGCGCTGTTGGGCTTTGTCCAAGGCATCCAACAGCCTATTGATATGTTTTTCGGTTTTAGGCAATTTAAAGCGTTTTAAGAGGCTGTAACCAATAAGCTATAAATCTTATAAGGCAAAAAAAGATATTGAAAATTAAACACGATTAAACACTACTTAAACAGGGTGTTGGTTGCGGTTGCCATACCACTCGGCAAAGGCACGGTAAAAATCCAGATAATGGTCGCGGCGCTCCGGCATCCGCTCATCCAAAAACTGAATCAGCGCGATGCCCACTTTTTCGACAGCGCTTGCCTCGGCTTGCTTGGGGGCGTTGCGGTCTAGCAGGTTCTGCAGTTTGTAAAGCTGGTCCACATCCAGATCTTCTTCCTCCAGCTTGCGGTTCATCCAGTCCACCAGCTTGGCATACTGCCTGATGCGTTGGTCGGCTACCCGCATCAGCTCGTCGCGTAGGGTTTTCCACCCCAGGCTATCAATCCAGTTGGAAAGTGTTTGCTCGCTTACGCCGCTACGCTTGGCTATTTCGGCCTGGGTGTAGGGCGAGTACAGATAGTAGTCTTTGGCCAAGCGTTGCTTGTCGGCCTTTTCTTCTCCTTTCAATCCCATAGGTATTGTCAATTATCGTCCCTGCAAACCTCTCTAAAAAATAAATGCAGCCTGCAAAGCATTTTACCCAGTTAGGTTTAAACCCAACTGGATAAGCCCCCCGCCCGCCGCTTTGCTAAACGCCCGCCAATTTTGCCCATCATTGATTTGCAACCCATACCCCCCACCAAAACTTAGGCGCGATGACTAAAAAAGAAATAGTGTTGTCCGACGAAACCCTCAACCGCTATGGCTACCGCGTGCTTACCCGTGGCATCCAGTTGGAGGCTTTCCTGCGCAACCCCGTAATGTTTTACAACCACAACCGCAGCACCCTGCCCATTGGCCGATGGGAAAACATCCGCCGCGACGATGGCAAGCTGATAGCAACCCCGGTGTTCGACACCGCGGATGCCTTTGCCCTCCAAATCAAACGTAAGTTTGAAGACGGATTCATCAACGCCGCCAGCATTGGGCTGAGCGTGGTGGCTACCTCCAACGAGCAGGCGGCTATGCTGCCCGGCCAAAAATGGCCTACCGTTACCAAATGCGAATTGTTTGAGGTAAGCATCGTCGACATTCCGGCCAATGCCAACGCCATCAAGCTCTACAAAGCCACCGCCGCCGAGTCGGGCGTAACCTATGAAGAAATTACGCCCTCAGCCGAAGCCTTGTTAGGCTTTGTCGAAACTACACAAACCGACGAAGACCCATCGGGCAGCGAACCCACCGAACAAACAACCTTCGAGTTGAACATCGATTTCACCCAAGAGCCTTTTGCCTCGCAAATCGCTGCCTTGCTATCCACCGTTTTGAAAATCGAAATCGAAAAGCTTGAGCAGGAAATCGTCCAAAAGGTGCTACACCAAGTAACCACCCCCACCCAAGCCGACCCCGCCGGAGCGAAGCCCCCAACGGCAGGCTTGCAAGTGCCCAAGGTAATCATCAGCGCGGCCACTGCGCCCCCTGCGCCCGACCCGCTGCTCCAAAAATTGGCAGCCCACCCCAACCGCACTTATGAACAGTGGTGGCTAAAAGACGCGGCCTTCTTAAAACAGCTCAAAGAAAAACACCCCGACCATTACGAAGCCCTTGCTTCGGCTCAATAAACCCTTTTAACCATCTTTTATTCCCTACACACGTATGGCCATCAGAAAAGAACTATGGGTAAGCTACTTGGTAGCCAACCTATTCAAAGACCAAGCATTTTTCAACTACTGCAAGCGCGAAGACGAGTTTGTGCTCAATGGCGCTGTGGTGCATATACCGCAGGCAGGCGCTAAGCCTACCGTGGTAAAAAACCGCTCTACCTTGCCCGCCACGGTCATCAAGCGCACCGATACCGACATCGTTTACCTGCTCGACGAGTTTAGCTCCGACCCCACCCTGATCAGCCTTGCCGAACAGTATGAAGAAAGTCCCGAGAAAATGGGCAATGTCTTAGGCGAACACGTCGAAACACTGCGCGAAAATATCGGCGACGAACTTATCTTCAATTGGCTCTCGGCCTTTGCCGCTTCGGGTGCAGGCTCGCCATCGGCAGCCATTGCCGCCGCGCCTATGTTGCGCACCTCTGGCGCAGCCGTAGCCAACCATATGCCCGGCTCGGCCACCGGCAACCGCAAGCTTTTCGTCAAAGAAGACTTGCTCAAGGCCAAAACCTTGATGAACAAGCAAAACGTGCCCAAAGGCGAACGATATGCACTGTTTTCGTCTGAACTGCTCGACCAGCTCAACCAAGACCCCGACATCAAAAACCGCGTGCTCGACCGCGACGCCGAACCCGAAACCAGCGGCGGCTCATTGGTGCGCATCTATGGCTTCAATATCTTAGAGCGTAGCTACACCGCTACCTATTCCAACACCGCCATCAAGGCCATCGGCGCAAACACCGCCGCTACCGACAACGACGTGGTAGTATGCTGGCAGCGCAACAGCGTAGCCCTTGCCTTGGGCGATGTGGATGTGCTCGAAGAAAAACGCAGCCCTATTTACTACGGCGACATTTACAGCGCTGTGATGCGCGCCGGTGGCCGCAAAACCCGCCGCAATGCCGAAGGCGTAGTGGCCATCGTACAAGATGCCTCAGCTTAATTAACCATTTTCAATTTACAACTCCCAATGATTGAATCTATCGAACAAATGCCCCTTATAGGCAAATTAGGCATCACAGTCGTGTTGTTGTTTGCCCTGCTGTGGGCGCTCAACAAAATGCTGACCCTTATTGTGGACAACTACAACAAGCTGGTCGATGCCCAAGTCAAACTCAACGAATCGGTTACGATGCTCATCGTGCCCAAGCTCGACCGCATCAGTGCGCAAATGGAAACCCTTGCCCTCGAAGACACCGCCCGCAGAAACCACGAAAAGATAATGCAGGAAGTAGCCTCACTGGGCAAAGAACTGCACACCGTGTCCGAATTTCTAAAAACCCGCTACGCAGGGTCTAACAACAACAATGTTTCTGAAAACAAAAGCCCCTTAAACTAATGAAAAAATACTTAGCCTTTTTGGCGGTCTCAGCCTTGCTATTTGTCAGCTTGGTAGGCTGCACCGCCCTACTGCAAACCGCCACCGACCAAGGTTTCGACTTGGCCGAGAAACACGGCGTTTTCGAGCCTAAAACCGTCGTCATTTCCAAGCTCCAAAAAGCCGACACCCAGGCGACGGCAGACAGCCTCGTTACCGTCGCATTCGTCGCACAGGCCGACACCGCCGTCGTCGTCGCTTATAGGCTGCACCGAGCACCTTTGCAGCGCCTTACCGACACCCTCATCGCGCAAGCCCTGCGACACGCCCAGCAGAAGCTCATACGCAAATCACGCCATTGACTTACGCTAACAACACATCATAAATCATCCATTATCCATTATCCATTAACAATATGGCTAAGCCTACAGAAAAAGAACCAACCGACACCCAAGCCGCCGCGCCAACCGACGACACCCAACGCTACCAAGCCTTGTGGCCAATGTTTGCCAAGGCCGACACTTTGTTTGTGGTGGCGCTGACCGACACCGACGGCTATGCTGTGTTTACCGAACTCAGACTCGCCACCGAACACCAACGTCGCTTAGACGAACGCCAAACCCCCAACCATCTTGTAACCCTCAACCGCCCTGCCTAAAACGATGAACAGAACCATTGACCAAATCAGACAAGCAATGGCCAAAAAAGGATATGCCTTTTTTGAACGGGGCGACTTCAACCTCAACCTGATAGCCATTCGCGAAAACGAGGTGTTTGACAACACCTTCGCCGACACGCTCCACATTGTCTATAAAGACAAGGGCGTTTGGCAAAACAGGGCTTTTAAGTTTACTACCCTTGCCGGAACCTTAGGCTTTGGAGGCGAGCAGTCGCCGCTCACGGCACAGCAAACCGGCACAGGCGTGGATGGCACGGCGGTAATCGTCGAAGGGCAATACCGCAGCGCGCTCAGGCTCATCACCGACGGCGTGCGCTATCCATTTACCACCTACTTGGCGCAGGTGCGGCCCTTTGTGTACCTACGCGACAACGACCGCAACGGCTTCATCACCCGCAACGCAGTGCGCCAAACAGGCAACTTCTTTACGCACTGGCACGCGATGTCTCCCGAGAACACGAAAAGCGATCAGGTTAATTTCACCCATTCAGCCTGGAGTCAGGGCTGTATGGGCACCGATGCCGAAACTTGGTTTGGCCAAATCGTACCCTTGCTGTTGCGCGGGGCGCAAGCCTATGGTGCTTTGTTTACTATGACTTTGCTGAATCGAAACGACTTATGAAGATGATCAAGCTGCTGTATCAAGCCATTGCCCAACGCCTGCAAAACGTATTTGGCCCCAGCCTTTGGGTTGACCTGTGGAACGGCCAAACCACTCAGGAAGAAGCCCACAACTTCTTCACACCTGCCGTGTTTGTGCAGTTCGACGAAATAACCTACCGAACCACCGGCAAGGCCGGACAGCAGTATGCCACCGCCCAAATTACGGCCAAGGTGGTGCAAACCTTGCTTACCGAAACCCACAGCGGAGCGGCTTCGCAAGCCCAAGCCCTCCAGTTGCTCGACTTTGCCGAGCAGGTCTATATAGCCCTGCAAGACCTGAGCAGCCCCGACTTTGCGCCTTTCGAGCGCACCCGCTTTGGGTTCGATACGCCTTATGGCTCGCTGATAACCTTCGACTGGGTGTTTAAAACCACCCTAACCGACAACTCCAAAGCCTTATCAATGCCTTACGAAACCGTAACGCCCGATTTGCAACCCGAACCCGATTATTTACCCTTGCCCTAATCTTTCTTTTTGCTGATGAGACCACAAGTAAAAATAACCAACATTGCAGGCTCGCTTGGCGGCAGCCCGCCCACCAACGACGGGGTCTGCCTGTTGGTACACAACGCCCCGACGGCCTACACCCACACCGAAACCGTGTTTACCAGCCTTGCCCAAGCCGAGCAAGCCGGCATCACGGAAGCCAACGATGCCACCCGAAGCTATTTGCTATGGGAGCACATCAAAGACTTCTTTACGGTCAACCCGCTTGGCGCAGAGTTACACTTACTACAAGTGCCTGCTACCACCACTTTTCAACAGTTGTTTACCGTGGGCCATAGCGCCAACACCCTACTGCAAAGCACTTTGGCCGCCAAGGCCGGAGTCATCAAGACATTGGGCGTTAGCTTAGTGCCTGCTTCCGAAACCCACACCACCTCCATTTCTTCCGATTTGCAGGCGGCCATTCCTTTGGCGCAAGCCTTTTGCGTAGCCGAATACAGCCGGTTGCGCCCCATCTCAGCCGTATTGGAAGGGCGTAAGTTTTCGGGCACGGCCTCGGCAGCCCTCGATTTGCGGGGCTTGGCTGCCGGTTATGTATCGGTGGTGGTGGCGCGCAACCAAACCCGGGCTACAGCCTTGGGGGCGCTGGCTGCTAACTTTGCCGCCATTGGCCTCGCCTTGGGCAGCATTGCAGCCAACCACGTAGGCCGAAACATAGGCCGTGTAAAAAACGGCACGCTACCCGTACAGCAAGCCGCCTTCAGCGATGGCAGGCTACCATTCAAAGACATCGCCGACCAAGACCTAAACACGCTCAGCAACAAGGGCTATATCTTTATGGACCAATACCCCGAGGTGAGCGGGTGGTACTGGGTGGACGACCATACCTGCACCCTGCCCGACCGCAACGATGCCTACTTGTCGCTCACACGCCCAGCCAACAAGGCTGCCCGCATTGCCATCCGCACTTATGTAGACAACCTGAAGGACGAGTTCCGGGTGGATGCTACCACCGGCAGGCTGCCCAATATCGTGGTGCAAACCCTGCAAAACGAGCTTTCAAACGCCATAGAAAACGAAATGATTAGCAACCCCGACCCGGCACGAGTACCCGAAATATCGGCGGTTACCGTGCGCATAGACCCCAATCAGAACGTACTTGCCTCCAGCAAAATAGTAGCCCGTTTGCGCATCGTGCCCTTGGGCATCGGGCGCATCATCGAAACCGAAGTAGAATTATACAACCCTGCCAACGCCTAAATACTATGAGACAATTTTCAGGAAAAGACTGTAAAGTAGCGATGCTCGGGCGAGAAACCGCCCTCATCAGCATCACCTATGGCGCCAAGCAAGAAAAGCGCGACGTGTTTGTACTTGGCCAACCATCGGCTGTGGCCGAGGTGGTAGGCCGCAAAATATTTGAAGGCGAAATCGTGATGATACAATCCGAGTTCGAAGCAATGGTTAGGTCGTTGCCCGAAGGGCAAGATATTTTAGACATTGCCCCTTTCGACATCTTGGTACTTTATTTAGACGAAACCACCAATTTGGCCGTGGTCGATGTGCTGAAAAATTGCAGCTTCAGAGAGTATAGCAAGTCGATGAAAAACGAAGACGATATGATGGAAGTCAGCCTACCCATCCGCATCGGCAGCATCCAATTAGGCTTGCGCCAAAACTAATTGCCCCACACTAACCCCCTCAAACAATGAAAGAAGAATCGTTAGACAACCTTACCCAACCCACACCCGAACAAGTAGAGGCTTGGGTCAAACAATATGGCAGGCTCAAAAAGGCTACCATCAAAGATGCAGAAGGCGACAAAGCAGGCGAGGAAATGGTGTTTTATTTCAAAAAAATCAGCCTCGATGCCCTGCGCTTGGCCAACCAAGCCCTGACCCAAGACAAAGACAACATCAAGTATGCCGAAATCATACTGGCCAACAGCATTGTCAATGGACTGAACTACCTGAAGGATGCCGACGTGTTCATCGCTTTGCTGCCCATTGCCGACCAGCTGCTTACCAACAAAATAGCAACGCTTGAAAAAAACTAAAATCCGCAAAAATCACTGCCAAAACAGGGTTTTTGCGGAAAATAGACGCACAACTGATGTACTACTACCGGTGGACACCAAGCCAAATCGACCGTTTGACCGAAGCCCAATGGGCTGAGGCTTGGCAAGCCTTGGCCTGGTGCAGAGAGGAAGAGCGAAAAGCTTCTGAAAAACAAAATAACCGAAAAGGATAAAAGCCACTATAATATTGAAGGATCGTAATCGTCTTCGTCTTTGTCCTTCCGCTAAACTTTTAAACTTTGTCCTGATCTTCCAATGCCTCGCGGATGGCACGCTTCATTTTGTCTTGGTTTTGGCGCTCCCATTGGCCAAACCAAGCATCCTGAATCAGCCAAACCGGAATCATCAGCAAAAAAACGAAAATTAAAAACGTTAGTAGATTAAGCATTATATGGCTTTTGAGTTTGAAATTAAGTTTGGACGCACCCTGCAACTGCTCAACGCCGTGGGCGATGGGCTGACCAAGGTCTATGATAAAACGACCAAGGTAGTGGCAGGGTTTCAAAAGCCTATCGACTGGGACAAGCTCGGCAGGGTAGAAGCCCAAATCAACCATTTCACCCAAAACCTACAACGCCTCGGCGACGGCCTGATGGGGGTGTTGCAACCCGGCATTAGCTTCGAGCAGAAAATGGCCGAGCTAAAAGCCTCGACCGGCATCACCAACAAAGCCCTCGTAGAAATAGGCAAATCGGCACGCGGCTTGGCCAAAGAGTTTGGCCTTTCGGCTGACGACATCAGCGACACGTACCTCCAGTTGCTTTCTAAGTTGAGCCCCGAACTGGCCAAAACCAAGGAAGGACAGCAGGCTTTGGCGCAAATGACCCGCACTACTGCTATGCTTAGCAAAGGGATGGGGGGCGACATCAAGGGCGCTACCGAAGCCCTTACTACGATGATGAACGCCTACAACATCGACATCAGCAAGCCCGAACAAGCCGCCAAAGCGATGGCCACCATTGGCGATATGCTCACCGCTTCGTTCAAAGATGGCGCGGTAGATGTAGGCGATTTGGCCAATTCGATGAAAGCCCTCGGCGCAACCGGATATGCGGCCAACGTATCGCTTTCCGAAACCTTGGGCACGCTTCAGGTGATTGGCCAAAAAGGGGCAAAGATGGGGGCCGAGGGCGGGGTGGCTTTCCGCAACGCCTTGGCGCAGCTTGCTCAAGGCGAACTAATGCCCGAAAAAACCCTGAAGCTCTTGAAAGGCGCAGATGTTAAAATAAGCCAACTGACCGACAAAACCAAAACCTTTGCCGAGCGTATGGCAGCCCTGAAGCCCATCGCCAAAAACGATGCGCTAATGGGCGAGTTCTTCGGCAAAGAAAACGTGGTGGCGGGGCAGGCCATCTTACAAAACTTAGACCTCATCAAACAATATACCGCCAGTGCGCAAAACGCCCAAGGGGCTAATGCAGCCTTTGCAAGCGGGGTGATGAACACCACCCAAGGCGCATTAGACAGGATGAAGGCCAATTTTACCGACCTTTCGTTGTCGATGTACGAAAGCCTAAAGCCCTATGTGCCAATGATTGCGCTCAGCTCGCAAATAGCTGTGGGCATAGGAGCCGTAGCGCCACTGTTTGCCACGGTGGGTACGCTGATGCGCGCCGGTGCGGGCTATGCTTTGCAGTATGGCTTAGGACTAACCGCCGTCAACGGCCAGTTGGCCTTTCAGCAGCGCAGTTTGGTAGGCGTAACCTTGGGCTTGTTCCGCTACATCGGGGCGATGGCCGTTAGTGGGGTGGGGGCATTGGGTTCTTTCTTGGTATCGATGGGCGCGGCCACCGTAGGCCAGTGGCTGCTCAATGCGGCGATGTATGCCAACCCCATCGGCTTGGTCATTGTGGGGGTAGCCGCTTTGGGGGGCTTGCTCTGGGCGCTCTCTTCCGCATTCGGAGGGGTAGGCAATGCCCTCAGCAAAATGTGGGAGTTTGTCAAAAACTATAACCCCTTCACCCTCATTGCCAAAACCATCGATTGGATGTTGGGCAGCAACCTCACCAAACAGTTGGGCGGGTTTTTCAACTGGGTAGAAGAAAAGATGCGTTGGCTGTGGGACAAAGTAAGCGGTTTAGGCGAAATGATTGGCTTGGTAAGTGGCAGTGCCAACGAAACCGCTACCGGTGCGCCCAAGTTTATGCAAACCATCATCGACAAGGTGGTCCCTAAAAAGGCCAAAACCAAGGAAGCCTCCGGTGAAGGGAGCAATAAAACCACCGATATTTTCGGAGGCGGTTCAGAAATGAGCAAGCTGCCTACCTTGGCAGGCGACAAAAAGGCCGATGCCAATGTGTCGGCAGGCTTGGCAGCCGTGGCCGGAGGCGGACAAAAGCAAACCAACATTACCATCAACCTCCAGAAGCTGCAAGACAAAACCGAAATACACACTACGAATTTTGACCAAGGCAGCGAACAGGCCGAGCGCAAAATCATCGAACTGATGATGCGAGTGCTCAATAGCACCTATCAATATACTACTTAAAACAACTATTCAGATGGCTTCTGTTTCTTTCGACATTCGCGAGTTATACGGCAGTGTATGGGGCGGCTTGGTGTTCCCCGAGTTGCTGCGCCGTGCCATTATGCAGTATGCAGCAGGCAACCGAAGCGCGCAGTTGCCTACGGCCAACACAGCCCAACTGGGTACACCGATACAAAGCGAATTGGCTCTTGGCTTGCAAGGTGAAACTTTGCGTTTGGCCATTCCGCCCATCATTACCATTCAAAGCAACCTCAATTTGGTCGAAACCGTGGTGGCAGGCTTAGACGGCAGTGTGCGCGAGGTAATAAGTGCCAACGATTATACGGTGAACATCAAGGGCTTTTTGGTCGAAACAGCCCTGAAAGAAGTGGTAGATGATGTGCAAGGGTTTCGCTATCATCTCAACCCCAATACTTTTCCCGACGAAGCCCTTCGGCAGTTGAGGCGTTTTTACGAATCGAAGCTGCCCGTGTTGGTGCTTGAAAGCAAGCTATTGGGATATTTCAACATCAACCGCTTGCTGCTCAAGTCTATCAACTTTCCGGAAACGGAAGGGTATGCCTTTGTGATGCCCTTCGAGATAGAAGCCGCAAGCGACCAAGACCACGAGCTGATACTCAATGAAACCCAAATGCAGTAATGAGCTACCTACTGAGTTGTAAGTTAGAAATAGGCAGCTATAGCCTTCAGTATGCCAAGCAGGTGCGCATTAGCCAAAGCTTGGGCGAGTCGGCCAAGTGTGTCATCCAACTGCCACACCAAGCCTTGCTCAAGCCTGTGCAAAACCCCACGCAAGCAGAAAAAGTAAGCTTGGAGAAAACCCTTTCTACAGGGATGCCCGTGCGTGCTTACTTGGGCTATAATGGTACTAACACCCTGCAATTCAGCGGCTACATCAACACAATCAAGCCTAACCAACTCTTAGAAATAGGCTGCGAAGATGGCTTTTACAAGCTGAAGCGCAGCGAAAAAATAAACACGGTTTTCAACGGTAGCCTACAGGCAATGCTGAAGCAATACCTGCCCCAAGCTACCCAACACCAAGCCGTGCCCAATGTTACGCTTACCAACTTTGTTGTGCAGCAAGCCACCCAAGCCGAGCTACTCGCCAAACTTAGCGAAGCCTACGGGCTTTCGGCCTACTTTGTAGAAGCCGACAAGCTCTACGTAGGGCTTCCTCATTTAGACACCACAGGCCGCCGGTGCTTGTTTCACTTTCAGCGCAACATCGTCAGCAGCCAACTGATTTACAACAAGGCCGACGATGTACGCATTCAAGCCAAAGCCATCAGCTTGCTACGCGACAATACCACCTTGGACGTGCAAGTAGGTGATAAAGAAGGCGAGCAACGCACGCTACACTTTTACGAAATAAGGGACAAAGCCCAGCTAACCAAGTTTGCCGAAAACACCCTCAGCCAGTTGAAATTTGAAGGCTATCGGGGCAGCTTTACAGCCTTCGGATGGCCCGAGGTTGCCTTGGGCGATGTGGTAGTTTTGTACGATAGGCGCTATGCCGAAAGACAGGGGCAAAGCTACCTTATAGAAAATATAGAAAAAGAATGGGGCGATAATGGCTACAGACAAACCATCACACTAAGCAACAAACTGCAATAAACAATACATAATGAAACAAGTATTTGACATAGCCTTGGACAACGACCTTGATTTAATCATTGAAAATGGCGATTTTAGGATAGCCGAAAGTACCATACAGCATATCAATTTGCTGCTCAAAACAAGCCCCGGCGACTGGAAGCACGCCCCTACATTGGGTGCTGCCTTGGCTGCTTGGCTGAAAGAAGACAACTTGCTGTCGTCAGGACTTCAAAACAAGGTGCAATCCACCTTGGAAGCCGACGGGCTAAAGGTTAAAAAACTGAGCATAGAGGCCAATCAATTAGCAATCGAAGCACATTACAACCAATGACAAATATAAAGACCCTAAGACACGAACTACGCAATTTTGCCACGCAAGAAGTGTGTGTGCCTGCCATCGTAAAGGCTGTGCAAGAAGAAAAGGCTACCTGCACGGTTAGCTTGGCGCAAAACGCTAAAATAGAGATGCCCGATGTAAGATTGCAAGCCTTGCCCTTGCAAGGCAATGCCATAGGTTTGCTGATAATTCCCAAAATAGGCAGCTCGGTCAATCTATTAAAAATCGACAATATGCCTTTTTATACCATAGTAGCTTATACCCAAATCGAAAAGCTGATACTCTACATCAACGAAACAAAAGTGGTCGAAATAGAGGCCGACAAAATAGAATTATTCGGAGGCCAATTGGGTTACTTGGTAGATTTGAACAAACTTTTACAACGTTTAAACAGCATTGAACAGGCGTTTAATAGCCTTTTAAACTATGTAAGCGGACACACACATCCGCATCCGCAAGGCAACACATCGGCTCCGGCTCCCGGACCCAGTCAGGGGCAGTTAAACATCACGCAAGAACAAGATGTAAAAAATCCTAAAATCAAGCAATGATGAGTACTTATACCCATACAACCGCACACGGACAAACACTGCTCGACATAGCCCTGCAATGCTGTGGCGATATATCGGTAGCCTTTGAAATAGCCGCCGAAAACAACCTTGCTTTGAGCGATTTGCCTTCTGAAGGGCAAATATTGAAGGTAAGCGCCGTAGTCAGACAACCGAAAATAGTAAAATACCTCCAAGAAACTAACCATATACTATCTACTGCTCCTTATGCGAACTAAAGAACAAATAGAGACGGAAATCAACCTCAACAAAAACAAGCAGCCCGATTTACAAGCCCTTGACTCTAACTCCAATACAGCAGTATGGCGGCTTTGGGTAAAAATGACAGCTTTTATAATCGAGAGTGTCGAAAAATATGTAGAATCAGTACGCCAAGCGATTATTAAGTTTGTAGAATCCAATCGACAAGGTTATCTAATCGATTTTTACATACAAGAAAGCCTTGCTTTTCAGATGGGCCATACGCTAAACCCCCAAAATCAATACGATACCATCGACTTTGGCAAAAGAATCATAACCCGCAGTGCCGCCAGCGAACCACCAGCCGGGGGGGTGGTGCTCAAAGTAGCAAAAGGGTTGCCACCGGTGCAGCTCAACAACGAAGAGCTAACGCAGTTTCGCAACTATATGCACAAGCGCAAACCGGCAGGGGTAAAATTAACCATCATTAGTTTGCCCGCCGAGCCGATAGTATTATCGCTGAAAATAATCTACAACACACAAGTAGGAGAGGGAGCAGCCCGAACACTTTTCGACGAAGCCCTTCAGCAATATATAACTACAACCATAGCCTTTGGAGGGCTTTTTATAGTCAATGACTTTGTAAAAGACACCCGCCAAAGACAAGCTATTTTGGATGTGGTTGTATTATCCATAGAAATAGATGGCAATGTAGTGGAAAATGGCAGCTATCAAGCCATATCAGGGTATTACTCCTACGACCCAAGCAGCCCCTTACATAGCATCGAAATGATAGGCCAATCTTAAAAAAATAAGATGAAACAATTCAATATCATAGCCTTAATCAAGCAATATCTACCCAACATACTGCGAAAACCCAAGCATATCGCTTGGTTGTCAGCCTTGTTACTTCCATTACAAGATTTGATTGATGGGTTATTTATTTTTGTGCAGCTTCAACAAAATGAAGCACTAAAAACACCCCAAGTAGGTAGCATTGAAAACATACTCAATAAGCAGTTCGACCCTGCTTTGAGACGAATATACATCAGCGAGAATACAAAGAAAGTGTTTACCAAAAGCAACAAGCGCTATTTCATACGCAGTAACAGAAAGCCTCTCATTATGTACTCGCTACAAGACCACAACCTTAGCTACGACTTTACTATACACATCCCCACTTTTGAAAATCGCTTCTTTTTCAAAAGCAACATCCGTAGTTATAAACACCCTTATGTATTGCTCAAACAGCAGAGTGTGAACTCGGCAAACAACAATATAGCCTTGATGGCATCAAAGTATAAATTTTCAGGAGTAATCTTTAACATCCAAAATATATGATAACAATCAAATACAACGACGGAGGGCAACCCTTCTTAAATGATGATGATGAACTTCAACAAGATGAGCTGTTCAAAGCCATCGAGCGCCAATTTGAAGCCGATGGAGCATTTGTTATATCAGGTTGTGTAGTTACAGGCAACAGCATTTCCTCCGGCCTTGTGTACATAGATGGCAAGATACGCGAAGTAATCGCCCAATCGAATCTTAGCTTTCCTTGTTACATCAGAGCCTTGCCCGTGTATGAGTATGACATTCGTTTGCACGAAGAAGACCAGCAGCAAAAAACCACCAAGCGGGCATTCTTATCCCAGATAGAAACCCAACAGCCAGTATCAGGGCAGTTTATCACCATAACCGCCAATGGGTCAAATAAGCGTTTAGCGCGTATATTTAGAAATGACTCAAACGGTCTTTACACAGTAAGTGGAGCGCAACTTAATGCTGGAACTGTAACTTCCGTTAAAGCTACACGTGCTCAGGTGATTGGCTTTACAGGTAATACTGTAATTTCTGGATATTCAAAGCTGAAAGACACCCTTAACGAATTTGACAATTCAACTGGCTTGTTTACAGCATCGGAGGCAGGGATATACATTGTTTCGGCCTCTGTAAGGGTTGACTATACTGCCAATCCTATTCAATATGCAGTTACGATAGAAAGTAATGAAAGTGGAAGTTTCACTTCCATAGGATATGTACTTTTTGCTATTATCCCGGCCTTTACTCAAATGTGCGTTCCGGTGGTTGCACTTGCCATCTTGTCGGCGGGCAACAAATTAAGGATCAGACTTGATATATCGACATCCAGTAGCTCAAACTACGAGGTTTCAGATTTATCAATCGCTCGGCATTCATAATATCTACAAAAAATCATATTTACTATTTTTTAAGTATTCTTAGAGCATTATTTTCAACTAATTGATAATCAATGTTTTATAATACTTAACATAATAAAAATGCAGCATAAGAAAGTCTATTCTTATGCTGCATTTGCTTTACTTCAGTCCAAAAAAATCAAAAAATGTAACATTTCGTTTTACAACTATGTGCCAATGAAGCTACTCTAAAGTCTTTTTTTGTAACATTTTGATTTACGGATTATAAATGTGCCTCAGTTGCCGCCCCATCTTTCAAAGTCTTCAAGCAGGCAGTGAAGCTATGTTCAGATATTTATAGGCTGCGCTGAATTTAGCGAAGCGGTTTTAGGAAAGGCGATCTGGTGGTTGCCCTGTGCTTCAATCAGGATTATACGCCCAGCGCAAATAGGTAGCGCCCCACACAAATCCTGCACCAAAGGCAGCTAAGAGGATGTTTTGTCCTTTGCGGAAATCATTTTCCCACTCCCAAAGACACAAAGGAATGGTGGCAGCGGTGGTGTTGCCATATTTTTGGATGTTGATGGTAACTTTTTCTAAAGGGATATTGGTCATTTGAGCCGTCGCTTCTATGATGCGTAAGTTGGCTTGGTGTGGCACAAGGTAGTCGATGTCTTGGCTTGCCAATTGGTTTCTTTGCAAAATCTCCTGCGATACCGAAGCCATCCCTTGTACGGCATATTTGAAAACCTTTTTGCCATCTTGAAAAAAATAATGCTCTTTGTTGGCTATCGTTTCGAGGCTTGCCGGGCGAGCAGAACCTCCCGCCTTGAGGTAAATAAGGTCTTTGCCTACGGGATCGCAGCGCAAAATCGTATCAACGATGCCGTCTTCGTCCAGACTTGGCTCTAACAAAACAGCGGCGGCGGCATCGCCAAAAAGAATACAACTGCCGCGGTCTTCGTAGTCGGTAATGCTGCTCATTTTGTCGGCGCCCACTACGATTACTTTCTTGTATCGCCCCGAGCGGATATAGTTGCAGCCGGTTTCTAAGGCATATAAAAAACCCGCACAGGCCGAAAGCATATCGAACGCCAGCGCTTTGCGTGCGCCTATCCGGTCGCAAATAAGGTTGGCCGTATTGGGAAACATCATATCGGGGGTGATGGTCGCACAAATAATGACCTCTATTTCGTCAGGCTCGATGCCTTTTTTTTCCAGCAGATTTTGCACTGCATTGGCAGCCATAAAGGAAGTTCCTAAATCTTTGCCTTTCAATATGCGGCGCTCTTCAATACCAGTGCGCGAGGTAATCCAATCGTGCGAAGTGTTGACCATTTCGGCCAAATTTTCATTGGTAAGGCGGTCAGGAGGCAGCCAAGCTCCTACACCTGTAATGCAAGGGTAATTTTGATTATTCATACATAAAATGACTAAGAGTGTAATTACTATACTAAATGTATGAACTTTGGTCGATATTTCCAAAAATGACTATTGGTTATATATAAAAAATATTGTTGCATTTTCTTCCAAGGTGTGTTTTGGAGAACTATTCAAGCAGATTTTATTAAGAAGTTTACAGGTTGTGTCAACGATATTTCCGCCAACGTCAGTGACTCCACTGACTG